AGCCCCATCGGGGTCATATATCAAGGTCTTCGGGCCAGATGTTAGGGCGATATGGTCGAATATCGTGGCATCCCCATCACTGGCAAAGTCCATATCCAGCGCACCGGATACATCGAAGGAAACGTCTTTCTTACCCGCCAGGAAATTCTGATAAACGTCACCAAATGCCGTGATGTCACTTTCGGTCACCGATGCGTTCATCGTGATGCTGCTTAATTCATCTTCTATTGCCACGGAATTGAACGAGAAATTAGAATCTTTTCCGTGCGTCCTTGCCATATCTATCTCCTACGTTACGAAGTAGCCGAATGACACATAGTTTTGGAACGTCCGGCTTCCCGTGCCAGACGATTGAAGTTTCACCCGCCACCATGATTCTGATGCTCCTGGGGCGGTGGCGGTGGTGACGATGTGCGTTCCATTGGCACCCGTGGATTGCGTGACGGTTCCAAAGTTGATTCTGGTTGTGGGGCTTCCCCATGTGTCATTCGTTTCACTTTGAATTTCCAGGGCGATGGTGTTGGTGCCAGACCCGCCCAGTTCCACCATGCGCCAGATGCCAATGATGGTGTTCGTTGCGGCTATCACGCCGCTGTTATAGCCAGTACCGTTGACTACCACGGTTGACCCGTTACAGGTAATCGTGTTTGCCAGGATGATTTGGCTGCGGAACGGTGCGCTTGCGCCCTGCCAGGTGACGTTGCAAGCGATGACATCCCCAACGCTGCTGACACGGGGCGAAGCACTTATCAGCGTTGGCCCTTCGTATCCCACGTTCCCCTGAGTTAAGCCACCGGGATAGATGCCCACCCGCCTTGCCGTAGCGGTCAAATCGGTGAACATTTCCCCATCGTAGTTTGGGGAACTTGTTGACCAAAGCCCATTCACGTCAAACGTGAAGGTGGGCTTGCCCTGGACATAGGTCATATCGCTATCCGCAAAGGCCGTCACGTCAGCCGGGGTTTCGGCAAAGCTAAGAGTCATCGCATTGGACACGCCGCTGAAATCGAATTCATCGACCAGTAACCCGGCAGATTTAGCGTGGATTCTAGCCACGGTTCCTTCTCCTTCTGGGCTTGGGTGCCTTCGCTAACTCCCCTTGCGCCCATTCAGCGTCCGATTCTTCGTATATCTTCACGACCTTCAGCCGTATCAATTCATCGATGTCCAGCGGTTCATCCCCGTCCAGGGCGAACCGTTGGCCCCGGTTGATGCGGATGGATGATGGCTTCACCCCCGGCCCTTGGGCCATCAGCATCTTCTTCAGGGCCAGATACCAGATTGGTTCTTCTTCAGTTGTCTGGTTCATATCGGGGGAACATATTTTCCTTCTTGGAAAAGGCAAACTGGACATCGGGAAGGGTATTATTGAATTGCCTGACGGCATGGCATTTTTCACACCGCCCCTGGCTACTCTTTCCATTGGCCGGTTCTATAATCCAATGATGGACGCATCTATTAACTTTGGTCTGCAATTATCCGGTACAACCCCCCGACGTGCTGATAAACCACGCCTTGCTGGTCTTCGGTCAGGTAGATGTCTGATTCCCTGCGACACATCAGCAATGAATGGCCGGTGATGCTTAACGCAGCGTCTTGCATCACACTGTCAATCTGTGTGTCTATATCCCCCGCCGCCTTGGGCCAGATGCTCCGGTCAATCACCTTGACCATGTAGACCGCACTACCACCCCGCCCGGTGAAAGCGAAGTAATCATCCACCTTGCTCATGGCCTGGAAGACCACGAAGGGCGGTTCAATATCCTGGGGAGCAATCCCGTTGAACACACCCCCGGTGGCTTCGTTGGTCACCGATGCCACGTTCAGCGTGGCATAGATGGCCGTATCCAAGTTCACCCGCAGATTAGCCATCAGCGCAGTTCCCGCATCAGTTGTGTCAGGGCTTCAATAAGCCGGGGCCGTTCATCTTCCAGGGCTGGCACCATGAACGGTCTGGCCCGCATATATCTGGTTCCGAATTCGATGAAGGCGGAATATTCGGTGGACGGCCCGATTGTCCATTCCAGATTCTCCCCTGTGAACCCCCCCGCTGGTTGGGCTTTGATGGAGTTGATGGTGGCCGATGTGTCCACGGCGGGCCATGCGGCTATGCGTTCCTTGCCACCCTTCTCCACGTTCCTGGCAGCGATTTCCACGGTCTTGGGAACCCGTGCGCCTAGCTGCCGCCACCGTGGGTCTATGGTCACTTCCACCGCTAGATTCATCGTGAAGTCAGCCAAAACAAAAACCCCCAACAGCCCATATAAGGGCGATTAGGGGCTTCCAAGAGCCTCGTTCACCTTATCTATCCCCGCCAGCGGTCTGGCCGCTTATGGACTTCCTAGAGTCTCTGTGGTGGGGTTCTATTCAGTTGTCACCTAACGGCACATCGACATATCCGCCCTGGCCGTCAGGCTTCATCCGCACCGTCACCGTTTCGGGTGCGAAGGTAGTTATAGCTTTACATAACCGGCACTTAATTTCAACCTGGCTGGTTCCGTCCAACCGGATACGGGCCAGCAAGCTGCGGCATTCCACCCGCCTGCAACGGGCTTCCCGCAGTCCTACAGCCGCCGCATCTGGCATCTTTTAGTGGCAGCCCACGATTTTCCCACGTCGATGGATTGGATTTCATAAGTCCCGCTGGTATGCACCACCCGGTCTGTTTGTTCGATGGACTGGTCATGGGCCAGCGTCAGCGTGTAGTCCAACTGCAAGTCCTGGCGGCCCTGGCCCACTGATTCCCCCCCGCCCTTGGCCGCAAGACGGGCCGGGATGTTCTGGTAGGCGTTAGCCCACGATTCAGAAAACCCGCCTTGCTTATCACTCGCCAGGGTCTTGCGTTGGACATCCACGGTGTCAGGCATCGCCGTCTTGACGGCAGCCCGCATGTACCGCAAATCATCTTCCTGTAACAGTTTGTCAACCATCACTGTACCGCCCGAATTGGCCGGTGCCGGAATCAAGGATGTTCAGGCCGGTCACTTCATCGCTGTCCGTGTAGACGCTGTACCCGTCCTTCCGCCGTGGCATCACGGTGGTGGTGGCACTTGCCTTCCGGCGCAACCGCTTGGCTTGGGCCAGGAACATCTGGGTGACTTGCCCCTTCTGGTAGCTGGCCCCATCTGCCGAAAAAGTGAAATCCCTGGCGAACCGCACGGCCAAAGTCTCACAAGCCCTGGCCGCTGACTTCAGAACGGAATCCCCTTCTTGGGCCAGGAAGTCATCCAGTTCCGCATCTTCAAATAAGGCCCGGTCTGAATCGGTATCACCGATTTCCAGCCGTACCCTATCCCGGTCTGCGGTACTACCAGCCGTGTAGGAAAAGGCCATAGCTACACCCGCACGAATATCGTCAAGGTCAGGGCATCGGTTAGGGCATCGGAACCAGCCAGTTCCACCAACAGATTCCCGTGAATCAACGCTGGCACATAAGCCCCGGTAATAGCAGCCCCGGCGTTGTCATCCATCTGGATGGATGGATAGACCCACGCATCAGTGGCACTGTTGGTGATGGTCAACAATGTCACTGACACGGGGTCACCAGGGGAAGAAAGGGTGGTGTCTGTGGTGCCTGGTGCAGATGCGTGAAAGTCGAAGTACGCCGCCAGCAATTCGCAATACGGCAAAGCCGTCACCAGGGAACCCGTTGCCGAAGCACTGGAACCCGTTGTGCTGACCTTGATTATGTGACGCTCAATAGCCATCAACGTCCAGCGTAATAGACAACAACAACTTCCGCCGTGTCTGGGCTGTTGGCCTGGGCAATCGTCACTTTGATGTTATCGGCCACGCAGACTTTATCATAGACTTCTTCCGTGCCGTCGTAAGTGACATCCGCCCCGGTTTCATCGTCAATCTTGTGTCTTGGGTGGAACCATCCGCTGGTGTTGGCGTTGGTCAGAGTCAGGATGGTCAGGGCGGGGCCGTTATTCCCTGCCGTGGCTATCGTCACGTCTGTAGTATTGGGTGGGGAATCCCCATATGTCACCCCGATGGAGCATATCTGCCCGGTGACAACGTGGCTGGACGTGTTGTTGTTCGTTGCGGAGCCGTCACCACCGGATGCGGCCCCGGTGTTGATGGTTACCGATTCATAACCGTATGCCATTCAGCCCTCCTATGTTTTCCCTGGATGCCTGCGATGGGGCAGGCACCCAGGACATCCACCCCGTGACAGTTGAATGTCTGCCCGAAGGCAGCCGGGCATCTAACTGTCT